GGCATAGCATGGTACTGACAACCCTCACTGAATTAGGACAGGAAATTTTTGAATCAAGGTACGCTTACCCAGGCGAAACTAAGTGGGGTGAGCGTGCTAAAGTTATTGCTAAAACTGTTGCTTCTGCGGAAACGGATGACGACAAGGAAAAAATTGAAAAATTATTTTATGAATCAATTGGTGCAGGAGATTTCATTCCAGGGGGGCGTATCATTTTTGGTGCTGGTCGTAATAGAGGTAATCATAATCTCCTTAATTGTTACGTTATCATACCTGAAGACAGTGTAGATTCTATTGGTAAGACTGTGCAGGATATGTATAAGATCTCTTGTGCAGGAGGAGGAGTAGGGTTTAATGTATCTAAGATCAGACCTAAGGGGGATCACATTGGTAGCGTAGCTAACTCGGCTCCTGGTGCTGTCTCTGTCCTTAAGATGATCAATGAGGTAGGTGAGCATGTGAGGGCAGGGAAGAACCGTAGGACCGCTCTCATGGGGATCTTAAACATTACTCACCCTGATCTTTTAGATTTTCTTCATGTTAAATTAGATTGTGAGGAGCTTAATAATTTTAATATATCTGTTGCAATTACGGATCGTTTTCTTGAAGCTGTAGAGCTTGATGAAGATTGGTTTTTTACTTTTAATAATAAAGAATACCATTCCTATGATGTAATGCGTGCCACCAATGAGACCATTCAAGTTATCGCTTTGGACGAAGAGGATGCATTAGCTAGAGCAGAGAACTTTTATAAAATGAGCTGGGCTGATACGTTTGAAGTGCTTGGTCGTCGTGATATTAAGGCTAGAGAGTTATGGGATATTATCTGGAAAAACTCTGTGGAATCAGGGGATCCAGGTATATACAATATAGATTTAGCGAATAGATATACTAACGTCTCGTATTTTGAAAAATTGGATTCTACAAACCCATGTGGTGAAATTTCTCTCCCGTCATATGGAAATTGTTGTCTGGGCAATATTAATCTTAGTAATATGGTACTTGATGATGGAAGTAACGTCGATTGGAAGAGACTTGCAAGAACTGTTCGAACGGGAATCAGGTTCTTAGATAATGTCCTTACTGTTAATACCTTTCCAACAGACACATGTAAGTTGGTGGGAGAACGTTCTCGAAGGGTTGGACTAGGAGTTACAGGACTTCATTATATGTTTATTAAATTAGGCATTAAGTATGGGAGTGAGAAGTGTTTAGAGTTTTTGGAGAGGTTGTTTGCTACCATTAGGGATGAAGCTTACAAGATGTCTATCTACCTGGCGAGAGACAAGAAGCCTTTCCCAGAATTTGATTCAAGGAAGTATCTAAATGAAGAATTTGCCCGCACCTTACCCGCAAGAATTAGGATGCTTATTAAAAGGTATGGTATACGCAACGCTGTTCTCCTTACCATTCCACCTTGTGGGACTATATCTATGCTTCACGGGGTATCTAGTGGTATTGAGCCTATATTCTCTGCTATGTATACTCGCCGCTATCGCCATGCGAATACCTGGAAGGATCAATTAGTGGTTGACCCTCTTTTCAAGGAACATTATGAAAATGGAAAAGATCTGGAAAATTTTGTGGGAGCTTATGATGTGGCTCCAGAAGATCATATTAGAGTGCAGGCTACTATTCAAAAGTATGTGGACTCTTGTATCTCTAAGACTATCAATCTACCAGAGTCTTCCACACCTCAAGAGTTTTCTCAAGCAGCATTGGACTATTCTCCGTACCTCAAAGGGCTTACAGTATATAGAGCAGGCTCTAAGGGGAATGAACCTTTAGAGGCTATCCCTCTGATTGAGGAGAATATACAGAAGCATATGGAAAAGAACAAAGTTATGGAAGAAGCAGTTCAGACAGGAGAGATGTGCTCTTTGGCTGGAGGAGATTGCGGTGGCTAAAAAATTATATGAATATGCATGTCATGATTGTAAAGTATTGTGGGAAAAAGAATATAACTGGGGTAAGCCAGCAAAAAAAACTAAGTGTCCTGAATGTGGAAAGAGGCGGGGACAAAATTGGTTAGATAGACCCCCTCCTCCTGTTCATTTTAAAGGTGCAGGGTGGACAGGAGTTAATTCAGTTACTGGATTCAATAAGAAGGGGGGATCGGATGAAATTAATCTGAAGCTTCAAGAGGGGTGTAAAGAGAGAATGAAAACTGGTTGGCAACACTATGCTAGGTATACTCCATCAAAAGGTTATTTAGAGCAAGCTAAAGCCCGACCTTTAAGTGATCAAGAAGTAGCAAATAAGTTAGACTTGTCCAAAAAAGTGAGTGCTATCAACTATGATAAAGCAGGCATAAACCCATACAAAAAGACGAAACCCCAGTAACCCGAAGGACTCATGTACGAATTCAGCGATAACATTCAACGGGGGATTCTTTATCTTCTAAAGTCTGATAAAGATTTCTATCTACAAATTGTCAATTTAGTAAAGTCTGATTATTTTGAGTTTCCCACCCACCAAAGAATCTTTTCGGTGATCAGAGATCATTACGAGAAGTATAAGAAACTTCCTACAGATGATTTTATAGAACAAGAAATTAGGGGTACTAAATCTCAAAAAGAATCTCTTCATGATTACACTGATGAGATTGTTTATATTAATCGTCTAGACACCTCTGCTTTAGAAGGTCAAGATTACTTTTTAGATCTAATTGAAACTTTTGCCAAACGTGAGGCTATGAAGGATGCTATCAAGCAAGCCCTCGTTCTCATTAAGGAAGATAGGGTAGAAGAAACTGAACAGCTTGTACGAAAAGCTCTTACGGTTAGTAGAACTGTTGATATTGGACAAGAATACTTTTCTGATATTAACTCGCGTTGGGAGCGAACATATAATTCTGAGGAGCAAGATAAGTTTAAGACGCTACTACCCTCTTTGAATAAGTCTTTGGAGGGAGGACTTGGTGAAAAGGAACTAGCTATGGTCATTGCCCCGCCAGGAGTAGGGAAGTCCCTGTGGTTGGTGAATCAGGGAGTACAGAGCATGATGGAGGGGCGTAAGGTGCTGTATGTGTCCATGGAGATGTCAGAGGACAAGATTGCTCAACGCTTTGATTCTATCATGACCCTAATCCCTCAGGCGCAGTTAAAGGATCCGTCCGCTCAAGCGAAAGTAGGGGAAAGGCTAAGTATTTTCCGAACTAATTTCCCCGATGGCAAGCTTGTGATTAAAGAATTCCCTACAGGTACAGCCACAGTTAATACTTTACGAGCATTGTTGGTGCAACTTAGAAATTATGAAGAGTTTGTCCCTGATGTAATCATTGTAGATTATCTGGAGTTAATGCGTCCCACTAGAGAGAACCAACATGAGTATATTGCACAACAGAGGATTGCAGAAGAGTTGCGTGGATTGGCAATGGAGAATAAAGCTTTGCTTTGGACCGCCACTCAAACTAATAGACTTGGTAGAACTGTAAAGATTATTACAGATGCAGAGTTGGGAGACTCTTACGGAAAAATTAGAACATGTGATTTTGCTATCTCGTTGAATCAAAATGAACAAGAGTTTGATGAGGGGAGTATGAGAGCTTACGTAGTTAAATCAAGAAATGGTAGACCTAGGTTTAGTGTTCCAATGAAGGTGGATTATAACATTCTGCGGATGGAGGAAGGAGAGACCATAGATGAAGAAGAGTAAGAATACGTTGCTCAGTAGTTTGCCCAAGTATTTTGATGTGGGGTGGGCTAAATTTACTTTTGTAGTGAAGAAAAATTTGAATGATGGGGAAGGTTCTAAGTGTTTTGGTATAACTGACTTTAACAAATTTGTTATTTTCTTAGAAGAAGATATGTCTGAAATTGAGGCACATCACACTATTATACATGAGTGTAGTCACGCTGTAGCAGATACTTTAGGTTTAGGTGGTCCTGAGGATGGATGTGAGGATAAAGTAGAAACTACAAATGAAATTATCACAGAATCAATGTGCAGAGCGTTTTTAATGTTTAAGAATTTAAATTCTGAATTATGGGAAAAACTTTTTGAGGAGTATTATGAATAAAGCGCAAAATTTGTTAGAAGCCCTGGGTGATTTAACTTGGGAGAATTATGTAGATATCGCTGACGGTGTCACTAAATTTGATAAGCATGAAATTGATCTAGAGATGACCCGTCAAGCCTCCGTTTATTCGTATTATCAGGGGCTTCTTTCCGTAGCAAAAAATAAGCTTGATACGGCTAATTTGAATTTAACGAAATATACGGCTCAAACTCGAAAAGAGAAAAAGAGGTCTACACCGTCGAAACAAACTGCTAAGGATTTGGACGATTTTGTTGAATCTAGCTCTGAATTTGCAGTATATACAGAAAAGGTAAATGAAGCTTATTTTAAGTATACCTTGTTAAAGGGTCTAGTGTCGTCATTGGAGCATAAGAAGGATATGCTCGTACAGTTATCTTCCAATCGTCGCGCTGAGACAAATTTATACAGATAAACTGAAAAATTCGTGAACTACGTCTATAATATACCAACTGGCCCAACTAACCATAAGGAGGTTTAACATGGCTATTGACTTGAATGCTCTCCGAGCAAAGCACGCTGAACTCAGCAACCCAGGAGGAAACACTAACACTGATTTCCTGTCTAAGTTCGTCCAACTCCAAGAAGGTACGAACGCTATTCGTATCCTTCCAGGTAAGGATGATGATACATTGTTTTATGCGGAGACTAAGATTCACCGCGTTCCCACTGGTGATGGACAGACAAAGAATGTTCACTGCCGTAAAATTCATGGGGAACCATGTCCTTTGTGCGATATGTACTACGGTCTGTGGAAGGAGCCTAACAAGGACGAAGATTTGGCTCGTCAAATCAAGCCCCGTGCTCGTTATTACATGAATGTAGTGGATCGTGATAGTGGAGATGTTAAGATTCTCTCGATTGGTGTGATCCTCTTTAAGAAGATCATTGCTGCTATGCTGGATGAAGATTTCGGTGATATCACCGATCTTACGTCAGGGCATGATTTTAAGATTGTGAAGATCATGGAAGGGCAGTGGCCTAAGTATGATCAGTCGCAGCCTCGTCCCAAGTCTTCTGAAGCTGGGAGTAAGGCGGAAGTTGCAGCATGGATGGATTCCCTCCACGATATTCATGCTCTTGTCAAGTTGGAGGATTACGAGGAAGTTAGAGGAGCCGCTCAAGGTCTTCTTCCCTCTCACGAAGGTAGTATGGATAATCCACAGCAGTCTGAAGATGTTGCGGACGAAGATTACCTTACAAAAATGCAAACTAGTTAATTATGTTTAAATTTAAAAAGATGATGTGTATTTTGGTACTGCTAACTGTAGTAGCAGTACCTACATCTTGTGGGGTTATGGATTGGATTAACCAGCAAGATATGGTTCTTACTACGCTTAGTCAAGTAGAAGTCGAGCATCGGGAGAAAGTAATTGTACTACCTGCTGATGAGATTCCTGTGGAGTATAGGGAATCGTGGAAGGATGAGGTAGTGGTGATGGCTCCTGAGGAGTCCCTCATCCCTAATTCTTCTTTCGTCCCCGTGTCTACTGAGTCTTCGGATTGGGACAACAATGCCCTTGTAAGTGTGGCTCAAACGGCTTTGAAGGTAGGGAGTACCTTTATTCCCCAGCTTGCTGGTTTTGAGGCTCTACTGTTGCTGTTGTTTAGGCGGAAGCGTAAGCACTACAAGAATGCTCTGGTTGCCATGGCTCCTACTGGAGAGGGTATGAACTTTGTTGAGGGTGCCAAGAGCATTGGCAAGGCCCTCGGTATGAGTCACTCTTCGGAAGGTTCTGAGGAAGTGTTTGAAGAGGAAGAAGCAGAGGAGTAATTCTCTGTAACGAGCTATAATAGGGGGACGGTGAAAGCCGTCCCCCTTTTTTTATAAACAAACTATCATGGCTAAAAAGAAACTTAAAATTTTATGTGCTCCTGCAAATGAAGGAGGGTGTGCTTACTATAGATTGATTGCTCCTATGAAAAAGTTAGAAGAACTTTATGGAGATCAAGTAGAGTTCAGGTATAATCTTAATCCTTTAGGAATAGAGGAAAGTGGGGAGAGGGTAGGAATGTGGAAAGAGGATTGGGATTTTGCTGATATAAAATGGGCTGATATTGTTTGGACTAATAACATTGCTAATTGGGGTGGTCCTTATACTGCTCGTATTGTAGGTAAAGCCAAGGAATTTGGAAAGTTTGTTCATTTTGATACAGATGACCTTCTCACAGATCTATATGAGGGGCATAGATTGTATGGAGTCTATAAGGAAAAGAATCTAGAGGATATTACAAAGTTTATCTATTCACATGCCGACTTAGTAACTGTTACTCAGAGAAAATTTGCTGAGAGAATTAAACCGTATTGTGGGGGTGTGTTAGCTGTAGTTAAAAATGCTATTGATTATAATTTACCTTGTTGGAATGTTCCTAAAACCTATCCTATAAGACGTAAGTTACTTCGAGTGGGCTGGGCTGGAGGTATTCATCATGAGGAGGATGTTAAAGAGTTTGCAGGTATACCTAATTTAGTGAATGGTAGAGTGGGGAGAGAAAATGTACATTGGGGATTTTATGGGGCTCCGATTGTTAATAAAGATGAGGATGGAAATATTAAAGAAGAGTGGCAACATGATGTGTGGAAGAATTATAAAAAGACCTTACTAGGAGGATTTAAGGGATCAGTAAATTGGCAAATTTATAATGCTTTATCCCCTGATTCTTATGGAGGTATTTATTCTAATTTTGATATCTCTATTGCCCCTCTTCAAATGAATGCCTTTAATGATTCGAAGTCTGAGATTAAAGTTGCTGAGTGTGGTAGATATAAAGTTCCGCTTGTAGCTTCGGATGTGGGATCTTACGATGAGTGGATTATTAATGGAGTGACAGGATATCTGATTGATCCT